TTTGTAGTTCCTAAACTCTTGTATGCAATTATGACTATCTTTCTCTATATGTATTTTAAAACGTTTTAAGAGGTCTATTCCTGCGTTGATACTATCAGCACCTTTTAAACTTGGTCGTACATTGAAACCCATTCTTCTTAACTCCTCGATTAATCTCGGTTCAGCACTATCAAAGTATATTGTTTCTCTTTGTATTCCTATATCTTTCCATTTCCTGCTAATATCGTAGGTAGTCATTTGTGTTTGGTATATATGTTCTTTGATGTAGAGGTTGTGGTCTTTACGATAAACAGAAACTAAAGTAGTTGGGTCATTGGAGTACCCTGCATCTGCACCATAGCTTATAAACTCTGCATCGTGTGGTATGTGGTTTACTTCTGTATAATTAAATATAGTAGCTTTAGAAACACCTTTTAAACCTAAACCATATATTTGCCAATAGGTTTCATCTGTTTCCTTTAAACGTTCTATTTCTTCAGTAATGCTTTTATTAAGAAAGCTATTATCCAAATAAGTAGTAATATAGAAATCGGCATCTTCTCGTGGTATTACCTTGTCATATATCCAATGGTATTCATCCGATGGATTAAAGTCAAGAATTATTTTATCTTCTGTACGAAAGATTAACTGCTGCCAATCTTCGTAATCTAATTCGTTTGCTTCATTTATAAATAGTAGGTTTCTTTTCCTACCTCTTACTTTTTGTGGTTGGTCTAAAGAAATAAACTCAATAAGGTTTCCGTTTAGTTTATACTCGTGGTTTGACTTATTATGAAATTCTTCTGAATATGATTTATACTGTTTAAGTATATCTAAAAAATCACGCATAACAGAACTACGAACTGCTGGAAATGTTTTCCTACATATTGTAACTGTCTTACCTGTGTTTTCTAAACAATATTTAAAAATAATATATAAAAGAACATTATAGGTTTTACCACTTCTTGTTCCTCCCTGCTCTATTGTAATCTTCTTGTCTGAATTTAAAAGATGTTCAAAAACAACATTAGTTTTTATCTTCACGCTTTATTATTTCTATTTCAAATTTAGTAGGCATTCCATCTGCTCCAGTTATCTCTTGTCGTTCTACATAACCTCTACCCTTACCTTTTGTTTTTAAATAAAATATAGTTTCAGATGTTTTACCATCTCTTATGTTTTCAAACAATTTACTTTCTACAAAATCTAAAGCAATGTTCTCTACATCTTTTACTTGTCTTGCAAATACCTCATCATCTTTCAACCATTGATAAAATTGAGTTCTACCTACACCTACTATCTTACAAGCAGTTGTAACAACTCCCAATGATTTTTCTAATGCTTCTATAATTGCTTTTTTATGTTGTTCGGTTCTGTTTTGATTTTCTTTCATATTATTTCATTTCAAATGATGCAGTTATTCTATTTTTAGAATTTGAAGTAGAACTACTATTTTTACCGTGCAATAAACCAGTACCACCTCCTTTTAATCTTCCAAAATTTTTACACATCCATTTATTAGATTTTTTTAAAGCATATATCAAACTTGGAGCAGATGTAACTATACTGTATCTGTATTTTTCTTTTTTATAAATATTACCTATTTCTTCTAAAAATTTAATACCAAAACCTGCTCCTTGATAATCTGGTAATATAACTAATCTATGTACTTTTTTAATATTTTTTACTTTTGGATGTGGTAAATGTAAAACACTTAAAAAACCTGCTATTTCATCATTGATAGTTGCTAAATAAACGTGTGCTGCATTATTATGACTATGGCTTAAATAATGGTGTTTAGCAAACATTTTCCAAATTGATTTGTCTTTTGCTTTGTATATGTTGAATTTAATTTCTGGTCTATTTTTTTTTTGCTCTTCAAAAGATTGAAAAGTCATAGTATCAGTATTAAAAACCCAGTCTGGCATTAACCAATCTTCTACATCATAATGACAACCAACTGCTATAAATTGTTTATCTGTTTTTCTTATTGCCTTTTGTATTGCGTAACTTCCTATTTTAGCTACATTTCTATCTACAACACTTGTAAACTCATCAAAAACAAACATTTTATTTTCTTCTAATATTGCTCTTGCTAAATCTACTCTCATTTTTTGACCATTAGATAAAACAGAATAAGGTTTTAACCAACTTGGTGGACTTGAAAAACCAACACTATTAAATGCTTTTGTTATTTCATCAACAGAACATTCTTTAGGCATATCATCTAAAATAGTTTCTTTATTATATTCATAAGATGTTATATATGAATTTGGAAATAATTGTTTTGCAATAGTTGTTTTACCAGTTCCAGATTTACCAACTATCAATCCTATCTTCCAATCAGAATTTAAATCAATTTCTCCTTTAAATTGTTCTGTTATTTTTTCACTTTGTAAATCAAATTTACCAATTATAGATGCAACCCTAAAACTTTTGGGTGCTATTGTTTCTTTTATAATGTCAAAAGTCGGCATATATATCCTTTATTTATTAATTCGTTATATAATTTTTCTTGTTCTGTTTCATTTTCTAATTCAACTTCTAACCTAAAAGAACTTTCTATATTATCAGATAAATCTTTTTGTTCTTTAATATCTTCTATACTATCTTCAAAAGGTAATAATTCTAAACCCCAATCTCCTAATTGTTGTGTATCCCATTCGTTGCCTAATACATCCCAATCCCATTCTCCAAAACCTACATTGTCTTTTACAATAAATTCTCTTTGTTGTTGTTCTGTCAAGTCATCAGCTTTCAAAACCCAAACCTCTTTAAGTCCTGCTTCCTTACACGCTTTTAAACGCATATTACCACCAAGCACAACCATATCGCTATTGACTACGATAGGTCTTAATTTGAGCATCTCTGGAAACTCCTTAATTGATTTTACAAGTTTCTTAAATTTGTAATCCTTTATAAATCTTGGATTGTTTTCATTAGGTCTAACCTCTTGAATGTTTATTAGTTGCATATTTATATATAGTTAAATGTTAATTATTTTAGTCTAATTTTAAAAAGTCAGCAGATGCGTGTTTCATAAACCAATCCTTATTCTCTATGTATTTATCTATTATTGCATCAACCATTACAAGTTCATCAATATCTGAATTCTTTATCTTATCTATTAACGCAGTAATCTTTCTCAATACGTTTGTGGTCATCTCTTGGTTATTTAGGTAAACAGTATTGTAGTCATCTTGTACATATTCCTCTAACATATTTAAAAACTTGTTTCCTTGGTTCTTTATGTTCTGTTTGTATTTGTTAGTTCCTTGTAAATCTTCTATTGCTTCAATAGTAAGTTGCCCAAGTAATACTACTTTTAAGTAATCTAATTGTTTGTCGTTTTTCATTTATTATATTATAAAAATTAATGCTATTGATACATTTATGAAAGTTAATAATAAAGCTATTAGAACACCATAAAATATGAGTTTTAATATATTTATTATTTTCTTAAAAGATTTCATTTTAATATCGTTTCTTTTTTTTCCTTGTTTTTTGTAAATCTACTTTAGCTAAATCTATCCAACCTGTTAATGAATTTAATTTATGGTTGTTAATGTTATCTCTAACAAATTTATATTGTTTGTCTTTAAACTCTCTTAATGTTTGTTTCATTATGCAAAATCCTTTTCTTTTTCAATTAATTCTTCTACTCTATCTAAACATCTTCCAATAGTATCAAACTGTAACTCGTTTCTTCTATTTACTTTTTGTTTCTGTTCCTCTGTTAAGTTATTTAAATTATTGTAAACATCTTCAAGTTTTGGTAGCATCCTTAACACTTCCGTTTTTTGTTCTAATTGTTCAGATAATTGTTTTGTTTTTTCTTGCAAGTAAGCTACTGTATCTCTTGGCATCTCATCTACTAAATTAAAGTGCTTTAATGCTTCCGCAATAACCTCCTTATCTAAATAGTTAGATGTTACCTTAACTGCATAAATTACAGTTGCGTGGTCTTTATTTAAAAAATCTCCTATGCATTGGTAAGTAAAGTTTGTTTTTTTTCTTACAATAAAACAGAACA